GTATTCTCTAAGATAACTAATATCCTTCTTGATTAAGAAGCTATTTTCTCCTGTCGCAACCGATGTTGACGTATAAACTTGAAAATCTCTGACAAATAAGGTTATATTGCAGGAATGTTTGACGATGGCGATGTACGATATATTAGAATTACAAATTTAGATTCATCTAATCATATTGTGTTAACGTTTAGAGATGAAGACAACACAGAATTTAAAATGAAGGTCGACGCTGGTCACTCGTTTATTTATCCAGGTGATAATAGCGGGGGCGTGGTTGATACCATGAAGGCAGCAGGATCAGCTTTAGCTTCAGGTCTTTCAGATTTAGTAGATATTACAGTTGATACAGATACGGCATCATGTGATGTAGAAGTTTTTGTAGGGAGCGCATAATGGCATCAACATATACAGGATTAGGTACAGAGTTAATGACCACTGGCGAAAACGCCAGTACATGGGGAACCAAAACTAATACTAATTTAAATATTCTCGAACAAATTGCTGGTGGTTATATTGAAAAATCTATAGCGGGTGGAGCTGATACAACAACTTTAGCCGTTTCTGATGGATCAACAGGTGCTGAATTTGCACACAGAATTTTAAAATTTACAGGAACCATCACTGGCAACCAAGTTGTAACTATTCCTTTGGATGTTCAACAAATGTTTATTCTGGTAAATGGCACCTCAGGTGCTTACACCGTTCAATTTAAATATGTTTCTGGATCAGGAAGCAGTTTTACTTTTGCAGCTACTGATAAAGGAACTAAAATTGTTTATGCTACTGCTGACGATGGTACAAATCCAAATCTTGTCGATTCAGGTATTGGATCTGTTGGAACATATGATCTGGATGGTGCTGAGTTAACTCTTGATGCTGATTCCGATACAAGTATTACCGCAAGTACCGATGATCAAATAGATTTCGAAATTGCAGGCGCTGATGATTTCACAATGACAGCAAATGCATTTAATGTATTAACAGGATCACATGCAACGTTTGCAGATAGTGCTAATGCCAAGTTTGGTACTGGTAATGATATGTTGGTCTATCACGATGGATCTAATTCATATGTTACCAATGCTACAGGAATTTTAAAATTAGCAACAGAAACTTCAGGAATTGCATTAACAATCGGTCATACTACATCAGAAACAACAGTTGCTGATAATTTAAGTGTTACAGGAAATGTAACGGTTGGTGTCGATGACACTGGAGGCGATGTAAAATTCTTTGGTGCTTCTGCTGGTGCATATGCACTATGGGATGAATCAGCAAATTTACTTGATCTACGAGGAGCAACAGCAGCAGGCCCTGGTTATTTAAAACTGACTACAGGCGAACTTACTGTTGTTGATGCAGATATATTAGGACGAATAGATTTTCAAGCTCCTTTAGAATCTGATGGCTCTGATGCTATTTTAGTGGGTGCTTCAATATATGCAGAAGCCGATGATACGTTTAGTGCTACTGTTAATAATACTGATATCGTATTTGCAACAGGTAAAACAGCAACGGCGGCTGAAAGATTTAGATTTACAGCGGATAATGAAATAGGAATTGCAGGTGCCAATTATGGCAGCGACGGTCAGGTTTTGACTTCTGGTGGTGCAGGTGCAGCTGTCGCATGGGAAGATGCTTCTACAGGAGGAGTAACAGCGATTAATAATGCTACTCAAAGTGAACTTGTTACTATAGGCTCAACAACAACTGAATTAGATGCAGAAGCAAATTTAACTTTTACAGGTTCTGCATTAACTTGTATTGGAACCATTACAACTGGAGTAGATAATACAGGGCATGATGTTAAATTCTTTGGTGCAACGTCAGGAAGTTTCTTATTATGGGATGAGTCCGATGACGCACTAGAATTAACAGATTCTTCTCCAATTAAAATTGGTGATGGTGGGGATATGACGGTTTATCATGATGGTTCAAACTCTTATGTCACAAATGCAACAGGAGCTTTAAAATTAGCAACAGAAACATCTGGTATCGTAGTTACTATTGGACATACAACTTCAGAAACAACGGTTGCTGACAATTTAACAATTACAGGAACCACAGTTGGTACAACTTTTGATACTAACGGTACTGCCGATGCTATTATTTTAGATGCTAATGGAAATACAACGATTTCTTCACCGACGGATGACCAAATAGATTTTGAAATAGCAGGTGCTGATGATTTTACAATGACGGCAAATACCTTTACAATTCTGTCTGGGTCGACTATAGCTATTGCTGCCGGTGGAGCAATAACAAATGCTGGATCAATGGCACCAGATATTGTAAGTTCAGGTAAAGCAGCAGTGTTTGGATTTTAATAGGAGGAAAATATGGCAAGTGAACTATTCAAAGTAGCAGTAAAACCAACGTGTTCAAATTCAGAAGTGAAATTGATCGATGGTGCAAGTGGTAAAACTTATGTTGTTCTATCAATTTCAATTTGCGAGACGGCCGGGGCTGCCGAAACTTTTGATTTATATGTCGATGATGACGACGGCGGAACAGACCATTACATTTATAAAACACAAGCCTTAGGAGCCAATGAAACTTTCATGCACAATGATCGAATAGTTTTAGAAGCGAATGATATGTTAGGTTTTATAACTGCAAGTTCAGCAGACGTTGACGTTGTAGTTAGTTATCTAGAACAAACATTATAAGAATAAATTTATGAGTGGAATAGTAGGAAGTCGACTTAATATTAGAGGCTCAGGACTTGTAGGAAGTTTGGGGACTGACGGACAGGTATTTACGTCATCTGGTGCTGGTGCCGGTGCTGTTTTTGAAGATGCTGGTGGTGGTGGTGCGTGGACTTATATTTCAACGACAGCTATGGATGCAGATACCATATTAGTAACTGGACTAGATACTACGTACGATGTCTATATGTTTTCTTTTGCAAATGTACATATAGATGAAGATAACGCTACAAATTCCATATTTGCTCATGCGCAACAAGGTGGTTCTATTATAACTAGTAGTAATTATTATTATGCTGCTTCCCAAGGTACTAGTGGTGGTTCAGCTCTTAATGTGTATTACAGTGGGGGAGCAGTTTCCACAGGTTTGCGACTTGCTCAAAACGGACTGGGTGGTGGTGCTGAAACAGCAGAAGTGCAGGATGGAAACTTGTTTATTTATCATCCTGGAGCAACAACCCACTTAAATGCTCAATGGACTATGGGTGGAGGGTTGATTAATTCTAGATGGAATTATTTAGATGGTTGGGGTGGTGTCACTCTAGCGGCTGCAACAACAGGTATTCAATTTTCTTTAACTAACGGGGGATTTGACGGAGGGAATGTCCGACTCTACGGAATAAATAATTCATAGGAGATAATTATGCCAAGATTTAAAAGAATAGATAATGTTAGAGTTCAATTTACTGCGGAAGAAGAAGCGGCAAGAGATGCAGAAGATGAAACTTGGGCAGCTGGTGCGTTTGATCGTGCTATTGCAGGGTTAAGACAGCAAAGAAATCAGCTTTTAGCTGAAACAGATTTTTATGCTTTATCGGATGTAACCATGTCAAGTGATATGACAACGTACCGCCAAGCATTAAGGGACCTGCCCGCAGGGAAAGATACTGTTGATAAAGTAGAAAATGTTACATGGCCAACTAAGCCTTAATCATATTGCCAGACAGTCTTTTTAACAGTATAAAGGTTTTATGCTACAAAAAGTTAAATTTGCACCAGGATTCAATAAGCAAGTCACACCCACCGGCGGAGAAAGCCAGTGGCAAGGCGGTGACTATGTCCGCTTTCGTTATGGCACCCCTGAAAAAATAGGAGGCTGGGCACAGCTTGGAGATAATACCTTAACCGGAAGAACTACAGCTTTACACCATTTCGTCAATGCCAGCGGCGTAAAATATGCAGCCCTTGGCACAAACCGAATTCTTTATGTCTATTCTGGAGGTGTCTTTTATGATATAACACCTCTTAAAAGTACAACAACTTTAACCAATGCCTTTTCAACAACAGGTAGTGATGCCACAGTCACGATCACGTTTGCGAGCGCTCATGGTATTTCTCAGTACGATATTATCCATCTTGATAATTTTACTGCTATTACCGGTTCTGATTTTGGCTCTAGTGATTTTGACGATACTACTTTTATGGTTGCCACCGTTCCAACCTCTACAACGATTACTGTCGAGATGGGATCGAATGAAAGCGGCGCAGGAGCCGATACATCCGGAGGAATAAGAGTTAAACATTATTATAAGGTAGGTCCCGCTACTGAAGTTAAAGGATCAGGCTGGGGCCTAGGACAATGGGGAGGTACCGTTTCTGGAGAAGTAACATCTACTTTGGATGGTGCTATTAATACATCTGCTACTAGTTTAACACTTGCTGCTTCAGACGCTTTTTCTTCTTCAGGCACACTTTTAATTGATAGCGAACTTCTTACTTATACGGCTAACGATACTAGTACAGAGGGGCTATCAGGAATCACTCGAGCTGCATACAATACCACAGCTGCATCCCATTCGGATGGAGCAACAGTAACTGATGCTTCAGACTATATTCAATGGGGTAATCCAGTAAGTGGTGACACTATTATTGCACCAGGTTTATGGCACTTGGATAATTTTGGTAACAAGCTGATTGCAACCATTACGGATAGCGCAAGCTTTGAATGGGATTCGGATGCTGATTCTGCAACGGCAACTCGAGCAACTATTATTTCAGGAGCACCCACAGCTTCAAGACTTTCTTTAATATCTACACCCGATAGACACTTGGTTTATTTTGGCACAGAGACCACAATTGGAACAACATCGACTCAGGATTTCATGTATGTCCGTTGGTCAGATCAGGAAGATATCAATACTTACACACCAACGGCAACCAATACCGCAGGCACGCAAAGACTTGCCGATGGTACAAGAATTATTGGAGCGATTCGAGGGCGTGATGCCATTTATATCTGGACCGATAACGCATTATTCATTATGCGGTTTGTTGGTGCTCCGTTTACTTTTTCCTTCCAGCAAGTAGGAACAGGATGTGGACTGATTGGCAAGAATGCCGCAGTCGAAGTGGATGGTTCAGCGTACTGGATGTCAGACAATGGTTTCTTTAGATATACCGGTAAACTGGAATCGTTAGCGTGTCTCGTTGAAGATTATGTTTTCGATGATTTAAATACCGTGCCAAGACAACATATTAATGCCGGATTAAATAATCTTTTTGGCGAGGTCACTTGGTTCTATGCATCAGAAAATGCAGACACGATTGATCGGGCAGTGACTTATAATTATATGGATTCCACAGCCGAAAGACCCGTATGGACGACAAGTTCATTGGCAAGAACAACATGGCAAGATTCTGCAGTTTTTGGCAAGCCACATGGAACTGAATATGATTCAAGTGCAACAAGCGATGGAACGGTGGGTAACACTGATGGTGTTACAACTTACTATGAACATGAAAAAGGACAAAATCAAGTTAAAGCGGGAACTACATCTGCCATTGCTGCAAACATTGAAAGTGGAGATTTTGATATTGGTCAATCGGGAATTCCTCAACAAGGAGATGGAGAATTTATGATGAAGATCAGAAGAATTATTCCTGACTTTTTACAACAAACAGGAACGGCTATTGTGACTTTGAATTTAAGAGACTTTGCTAATCAATCCTCAAGCGGCTCGACACTCGGACCTTTTGATTCAACTACTAGTACAACGAAAATAGATACGCGTGCAAGGGGGCGATCGGCTTCGTTAAAGATTTCAAATACAGCAGCGAATACCCATTGGAAACTAGGAACGTTTAAACTGGATATACAACCGGATGGAAGAAGATGATCGATAAAAGTATTAGACAGCATTACCAAGATGGAGAAAAAGTTAATCAATTAACAAAATGGAAAGACCAATTAATGGCTATTCCTGGAAAGAAAATAACCCCAGCATCAATTGCAAAAGGTGTTGTGAAAAGAGGAGTGGCTAAAAAATTAGCAGGAACAGGTTTGCTTTCAAGCTTAGGACCTATTGGAGCACTTCTAGCTATGTTCTTAGTTAATAAAGGCTCTAAGTATGCTTCAGAGAAATGGGGCGAAGGAGGAGTTAAACAAGCTTATACTTCTGGCATGACTGGATTTGGTTCACCTCAAGAAGGTAGAGAATTAAGAGTTTTAGAGAATAGAAGAGCAAACATGCTTCAAAGAAAAGACGAAGGTAAAAATTATTCAGAAAAGAATTTAGATATAGTTACCAGAGCCATAGCAGAAGCTAAAGGACTCGACATTAATAACCCTAATGAAATGAAAAATATAGACAAACCTATTACACAAATTAGAACAGAAAAAAGTATAACTGAACCACGAGTAATTCCAAAAACACCTGAAGTTAAAATTCCTCATTTATTAGGAAAAGATCCAGTGGAAGATATTATAACTGAAAGACCTGAAGACCTCCCTGAACATTTAACTTGGATACCACCTGGAAAAGATACAATGGAAGATATTATAACACCACCTGTTTGGAATCCAGGAATTGCAGCGCAAGAAGAAGCAATAGCAAAAGCTGAAAGAGATGCAGCAGCGGCAAGAGCACCAATCTCTGTACCAGTACCTGCCCATATAAGCGGTGGAGGCGGAAATGGTGGCGGAAGCGGCGGAGGAAGCGGTCAAGCAGCACCAGGAACTGGAGCGAGTGGACCTCCAGGAAGAAATTATATGAAAGGCGGAAGAATCGACAAACCTTTAATGGGAAGAAGTAGAGATATCTAATGGCTAGAATAGTACAATCACTCACGCAACCTTTAGAGAAATATGATCAGATGATACAGCAGGCATTCGTCAGGGATGTCGATAGTATCGTACAAAAATTAAACTCAACATTTCAACAGGATTTAAAAGAGGAAGCTGAAGCGGCAAGCTTATTTTTATCGTAATGGCTAATGCATTCGTCAATAAAAAAGTCGATTTAACGAGTACTAGTGCAACAACTTTGTATACTGTACCCGCTCAGACAACAGCTGTAATAAAATCTATCTTGGTATCGGAAGACTCGAATAACGCAGATACCATTACCGTGACGTTAACAGACACAGATGCCGCCGTTTTCAACCTTTTTGTGACGAAGGCAATATCTGCAAAAGCAACCTCAGAATTGCTCAGTCAGCCCTTAGTCGCTGAAGAAAGCGAAGTCATTAAGGTGACGGCTGCAACAGCCAATCGGCTGCATGTTGTTCTTTCGGCTTTAGAAATTAAGCCAAGAGAAGTAACATAGTCTTGCTTTATTCGTGAAAAACGAATAGATGTATTAACTCAGGTGAGATTCCTGCCTTTAATAAATCAACAACAATATAATTATGAATAGATTAGGTATAGAATCATTAAACGCAGGCGCACCAGACATTAAATACACTGGCACAGAAGGTCCACAAGACCCACGAATGGCTTCAGCTACAAATCCAGAAGCAGAGCTACATCAAATATATCAGAATGCATTACAGTCAGGACAAATACCAAAAGGTACAACTTTTGAAATGTTCAAAGAACTTTTACAAGAAAGCCGAGCACCACAACAAAATTCAGGAACTATGGCAGCGGGCACTTACACACAAAGACGTAGAAACCAGATGGCTGGCGGAGGCATCATGGGATCCAACGCTGGATCCATGTTAGTTGCACCAACGGCAGATGGTTCAAGACCAGGGTATTTTGGTCTTAGTGATGCATGGGATTTTGTTACAGAAACAGCGGTACCTTTTGTTAAAAAATATGCTCCACCAATAGTAGATGTAGGAAGAACACTTATGGATGTATTTAAAGGAGGAGATAAACCAATGCCTCAAGGTTCACCAGGTCAGATCAATCCTTATACACCACCTTATGTTCCAGAACCAATACGTATGCCTCAAGGTTCGCCAGGTCAAATGAATCCTTATGAATTAGCTAAAAAAGTTCTTACTCCAAATATTCCTAGCGATTTACTTGGGGGAGATATTTTAGGAGAAGGAATGCCTCCTGTTACACGTATGCCTCAAGGCTCACCAGGTCAGATAAATCCTTACACACCACCTTATTTTCCAGGGGAAGCACAGGCAGGCGAAACTACTGGAATTACACAAAATTTACCACAAGGACCATGGGGAATGGGTCCAATGAATCCTCAGAAAACAACACAACAAATTCTTAGTGATGAAATAGATCAAATGAGAAGAGAGGAACAAGGAGACACAACTACAACAGAAAGAAAAGAAACAGTTAAAAAAAATATTGAAGATAAGAAGACGAAACCTAAAGACCCTTGGTATGTAACACTAGGTAAAACTCTATGGCCTGGAGGAGACCCAGGTTACATTGATTTATATGGCGGCAAGCCAGGTGATCCTGGAATAGCTCGACAAATTGCAAACATAGGAATACCTCTGGGAGTAGGTAAATGGGCACACGATTATCAAAAAGATTATCTTGCTAAACAACCTCCATTCCCGATGGACGAAACAGGAATCAGATTTCAAACGGCACAAGAAGCAATGGCAGATCCTAAGTTAAGATTCAAACCTGAAGCACAGTATGCAAACGTGGCAGAAGGCGGAAGGATTGGGTATGATGAAGGAACACTTGTGGCTTCAGCTCCAAGTCTAGAAGATTCACGAAATGAAATGTCTTTGATGTTATTTGGAAAACCTATACATGAACTTAACGAGCAAGAACTAGAACTTCTTAATGAGCACTCACGTTCAGGCAATCAACAGTCAGGAATTATGCAAGCCGCTAAAGGCGGAAGGATTGGATATAACCTAGGAGTAGGACCAGCAGGTTTACCAGGAGCACCAAGAATGGCACCTGATGGAATAGAATACGACATGAGAGAAAATGGTGGTTTTCAACCGCTAGGCGCTCAAGAAGGTAAAG